GAAAAGCCTAATTGCGCTCTGGAATTCCGTCGCGAACGATCTTGCGACGAGATGTTGCACTAGCGCCCACCATGACATGAAATATGTCAAGGATCGGTCGGACAATGAAGGATTATCGTTTCTCACGATAACCCTCCCTAACTTCGCAAAAGACTTTGAACTAAGTCTGGAGCGAGGTTATGTGGACAACACCGTTTTTCTATCTTTTAGGAAAAACGGGAGTCTCCCCTCATTCTTGAGAGGTTTCTCTTGTCTCGTGTTCGACCGTAGGACTGGCGTCCTACTGGACAATCCAGATCACTCAGCGATTCAAGCCATAAGACAATTGACTTTGATCTTTGGCAAGATACTTGCTGAGTGTGAGCCTTCCCGTGTAAGGAAGGCTTTTTCTGAATTCGTTCAGTGTGAGCAGGAAGTCAGAGAGAATCTATTTAGCTCGGACCTAACTGGGTTCGGGCGGATAGCTTCTCTCCTGTTCGCATCAACCTTCTCTAAGATAGACAGTGATGTCTATTACGGAAGGTTGATACCGAAGCACGGACCAGGCGCAACTGCTGATTCTCTTTATGGGAATCAGAAATTCCGCCAAGTAACATGGCCGTGTCGCCTTGAACCATACTTCCCTTACGGGGAGATGGTTCTGCCCAATTGGTCCTTTTGGGAGCAATTGGAAGAGGTCGACTTCCTCGAACCTGACGCTGAGATACCCGTTCGGGTTGTCTCAGTGCCTAAAACGATGAAGACTCCACGCATTATTGCGATTGAACCAACTGCTATGCAATACGCACAGCAGGCAATTCTCCGCAGTTTTCGAGAAGCGATCCGGGACCAGTTGCCGAATCGCTTTATCGGTCTTGATGACCAGACGCCTAACCAGCGTATGGCTCATCGAGGTTCCTCGAAAGGGGACCTTGCAACACTCGATCTGAGTGAAGCATCCGATAGAGTCTCCATAGAGCTCGTTTCGAAACTACTGGCCAATCATCGTCATCTTCATGACGCTGTCATGGCTTGCAGAAGTAGACGAGCACTCATGCCTAGCGGGGATGTTGTATTCCTCGCTAAGTTTGCGTCTATGGGTTCAGCCCTGTGTTTTCCAATGGAAGCTGCCGTCTTCCTGACGGCAGTGTTCGTTGGAATTGAGCAGGACTTAGGACGCCCGTTGACCCGACGTGATGTTGAATCATACGTCGGGCGGGTGCGTATCTTCGGAGACGATATTATCGTCCCCGTTGATCATGTGCGCTCCGTGATGCATTCTCTTCATTCCTTTGGAATGAAGGTCAACGCCAACAAGTCTTTCTGGAAAGGCAAATTCAGAGAGTCTTGCGGGAAGGAATATTATGACGGCACGGACGTCTCAATTGTCCGTGTGCGTCGTTTTATTCCCTCATCACGGAAGAACGTTCAGGAGATCATTTCGACTGTATCACTCAGGAACCAGTTCTTTATCGCTGGTCTTGAGTCTACGGTCGATCTTCTTGACCGTCGAATGCACCGAATACTTGGTGTATTTCCGGTTGTGGAAGCAACGTCTCCTGTTCTTGGCAGGCTCACTTTTGGCCCTATCAGCAATTCTGGGTCGTCAGTGAGACATTCTATCCCTAAGGTTAAGGGATGGTTAATCCGACCGGTGATCCCTGTCAATGAGATCAACGATTGGCCTGCCTTGCGTAAGTGTTTGTCCTCGTTGGAACAGAGGACAGCCGATGTGGTGCCAACCTCATCGGATCACTTACGACGTTCTGGACGCCCCCGAGTCGTTGACATCAAACTCGGGATGGGCTCAGTCTACTAAACGTTGACTGAACATGTGCCGTACTCGTACGGCCATGTGGGGAGAAAAACCAAGGAATCCAGGCCTTGCCTGGATAGCTCACTTTCCCGCAG